CTTCGACGAAGCCAAGTGCTTGGTTGAAGGTGGTGGTGTTTCCGATACTGGCAAGGTCAAAGACCTTTTCATGAGGGGCATCTTTGTGCAAGGTGGGACCAAGAACCATAATCAACGTGTCTATCCCGTGAATGAAATTCGCAATGCGGTAGACCAAATCAATGAAACTCTCCGCAGGGGCGAAAGCGTTCTTGGTGAAGCCGATCATCCAGAGGAATTGAACATCAACATCGACCGGGTCAGTCACATGATCACTGAAATGTACATGGACGGTCCCAACGGAATGGGTAAACTGAAGATTTTGCCAACTCCCATGGGCAACATTGTTCGTACTCTTTTGGAGAACAGTGTCAAATTGGGCGTCAGCAGTCGAGGCAGCGGCAATGTAACGGAATCCGGCGATGTGTCGGATTTTGAGATTGTCACCGTGGATATTGTGGCTCGTCCCAGTGCACCGGAAGCATATCCCAAGGCTGTCTATGAAGCCCTGAATATGCGCAAGCGTGGAGCAGTAATTGAAGACCTGGCTCATGCTGTTCAGCATGATCCCAAAGCCCAGAGTCATCTTGCAAAAGAACTCATGGGTTGGATCAACAATCTAAAGGCCTAAGGAGAACACTTATGGAAAACGGATTGAAGGGTCTTCTGGAGAGCAACATCCTCAATGAGGATACCAAGCAGGCTCTCGAGGAAGCTTGGAACAAGAAAATTGATGAAATGCGTTCCTCGATCAAAGAGGAAGTGGAAGGTCAAGTGCGTGAGGAGTTTTCTGGTCGTCTGGAAAGCACCAAAGCGGAATTAGTGGAAGCCATGGATCTCATGCTCACTGATGCTGTGAAAAAGCACGCTGTGGAATCAGTGGCAGCTACCAAGGCCCTCAACGAGGAGCGTAGTCGTTTGACTCATGCGATTCGCGAAGCCCGGGCGGATTACAAAGCCAAGATTGCTCAACATACCAAGGTTCTCGAAAGTTTTGTACTCAATCAGCTGAAGAGCGAAATTGCAGAACTCTCTGAAGATCATCAAGCTATCAAGGAACAACGTGTGAAATTGGCCAGGGAGATTTCTGAGGCAAAAGCTGGTTACGATGCCAAGCTCAATGAACACACGGAGAAACTGCAGAAGTTTGTTATGACCAAATTGAGCGAAAATCTCAATCGTATCAAAGTTCAGGAAGGTGAATTGGCTGCTGCCAAGAAGTTGACCTTCAGCAAGCTGCGTGAACATCGCGCAGCCACTACGGAACAAACTGCCCAGCGGATCAATCAGCTGGAGAGTTTTGTGCTGGGTCAGATGACCAAGGAACTCAAAGAACTCAATGAGGATCGTCAGAGCCTCGTGGAAGCCAAAGTTCGATTGGTTGCTGAATCCAAGAGCAAATTGGATGAAACCAAAAAGGCATTCATTGCTCGCGCCAGCAAGTTGGTGGAAAGCACCGTGGACAGTCATCTCCGCAAGGAAATGAGTCAGTTGAAAGAAGACATCAAGAGTGCACGTGAAAACATGTTTGGACGTCGCTTGTTTGAAGCTTTCAGTGCGGAATATCTCACCAGCTATCTCAGTGAGGGTTCGGAAATCAAAAAGCTGACTACTCAGCTTTCAGAGGCCCAGGCTCAACTCAAGGACGCCAAAACTGTGTTGTCTGAAAAGAATCAAGAAATTGTTCAATCGGATCGCAGAGTCAAGTTGGCTGAACAACAGGCCTTGCGTGTGAAAACCATGAACGAGTTGCTTGCTCCTCTCAGCAAGGAAAAGCAGAACGTCATGAAGGAACTCTTGGACACGGTAAAGACCGTTTCCCTCAAGGAAGCCTTCAACAAATATCTTCCCACGGTGCTCAATGAGAACGTGAGAAGCAACCCAGGTCGCACGGTGCTTTCCGAAGCACCTATGACAGTAAATAAGACAGTTGCCGTAACGGGCAATCGCGAAAGAAATCTTACAGAATCTGCCCGTGCGGATGACAGTCTGGTAGTTCAGTCTCGTACTGAAATTTCAGAACTGCGACGTTTGGCCGGAATTGAAGAATAAGGAGTATTACCAAGATGACTAAGCTCTTTGAAAGCAATTGGAAGGCCACTAAGGAAGCTCTTTGTGAGGGCAGAGACCTTATGGTCAACATGGATGGCACGCCCAATCCCAACAAAAAGAAAGTAATGGAAACCATTTTGGAGAACACTCGCCAGGATCTGGCGCGTCGCAATCCCTTGATGGAAACCGCCACTGCTGGTGCCACGGCTTCCGGTAACATTGCAACGCTCAACAAGGTCATTTTGCCCGTGTTGCGTCGTGTGATGCCCACTGTGATTGCCAATGAAATCATCGGCGTTCAGCCCATGACGGGTCCTGTGGCACAGATCCACACCCTGCGTGTTCGCTACAGTGACAGTGCTGCTGGTGTGCAGGCTGGTGCTGAAGCGCTCAGTCCCTTTGATATTGCAAAGGCCTATGCTGGTAATGAAAATGCCAACCGTCCCGGCGCCGCCAACACGGCAGCTTTGGAAGGTCGCGCAGGCAACCGCTTGAGCATTCAAATCCTGAAGGAAACCGTTGAGGCTCGCACTCGTCGTTTGGCTGCTCGTTGGACTTTTGAAGCCCAGCAGGACGCTCAAGCGCAGCAGGGTCTGGACATTGAAGCAGAAATCATGGCTGCTTTGGCTCAGGAAATCACTGCTGAAATCGATCAGGAAATCCTGAACAGCTTGCGCATGTTGCCCGGCACGCCCGTGGCAATCTATGACCAGGGCAACGTCAGCGGCACGGCCACTTTCGTTGGTGATGAGCATGCTGCTTTGAGTGTGTTGATCAACCGTCAGGCCAACTTGATTGCTCAGCGCACTCGTCGTGGTGCAGCCAACTGGATCGTGGTCAGCCCCACAGCTTTGACGATCCTGCAGAGTGCAACCACCAGTGCGTTTGCTCGCACAACTGAAGGTGTGTTTGAGGCTCCCACGAACACCAAGTATGTGGGTACGCTGAACAACAGCTTGCGCGTGTATGTGGACCAGTATGCACAGGACAACACCCCTGTGTTGATTGGCTACAAGGGCCAGGGCGAAATCGACGCCGCAGCTTACTACTGCCCCTATGTGCCCCTGACTTCCAGCGGTGTGATCATTGATCCCAACACCTTTGAGCCCGTGGTCAGCTTCATGACCCGTTATGGTTACCTGGAATTGACCAACAGCGCAAGCTCTTTGGGCAACGCTGCGGACTACCTGGGTCTCGTGGGCATTGATACCAACAACTTGAAGTTCTTGTGATTTTATTGCGTGTATCGAGAGGTTCACGCAATTCAATTGCTACTTTTTGAAAAGGAATGG